TAAAGAAATGCCAACGGAAATCTTTGGGGTATTCTCAGAGAATAAGACAACAATAAAAAGGAACAAATAAACATGAACCAAGTAACAGAAAAAAAAGAAGGCGCATTAGCAGCAAATCTATTTGAAGCTGATGCAAATCAAGGCACTCAAAATATATCGCAAGAAGATCTTGCGTTACCATTCTTAAAAATTTTGGGTCAACTATCTCCAGAGGTAAACAAAAGAGATGGTAAATATGTCGAGGGCGCAGAGCCAGGCAAAATAATAAATACTGTAACTAATGCATTGTATGACACAATTAATGTCATACCTGTTTTTTACAAAAGACAATACATAGAATGGCAAGATAGAGGTACCACAGGAAGTGGTGCACCTGTTGCAATTCATGACGCAGACAGTGATATTGTTAATCAAACCACAAGAGGTAAAGATTACAAAGATAGATTACCAAATGGTAATTATCTTGATAACACTGCAAGTCATTTTGTACTGACTGTAGGAGACAATCCATCAACAGCGTTGATATCTATGAAATCTACTCAACTTAAAGTTAGTAGAAAATGGAACTCAATGATGATGGGTATTAAAATGCAAGGTAAGAACGGTTTATTTACACCGCCAACTTACAGCCACATTTATAAACTATCCACAACTCAGATGTCTAATGACAAAGGAACGTGGTTTGGTTGGGATGTATCTAAAGTTGGTCCTGTAGAAAATGCAGATCTTTACGGCACAGCAAAAGCTTTTGCTGAGTCTGTTGGTAAAGGTGAGGTGCAAGCTAAACACGGTACAGAAGAGAAGACTAACTCTCCTTACTAATCGAATCCTAGGTAGTGGGCGTCGAAGCGAGAGTGGAGTCGCCCACGAAAATTAATTGTATATTTATTATGGTAGAAAAATTTAGAAAGATATTTAAAGGTTTGGAAGAAAGATTTGGGTACCATGTACTTGATCAAAGCAACGGTAACGGTAAAAAATCTGGTACTTCATTTACATCTTCTTACGCACATACAGAAGAAATGTGGAAGGCACACTTAGAAGGAAATAAGTTTAGTGTTAAAACAAAAACAAAAGTTATAGAAGCAGATAGTTTAGGTCTTTGTCCTATTACAAGTGACAGTAAATGTACTTGGGGTGCAATAGATTTAGATGAATACAAACCTGACGTTAAAGAATTATATAAAAAAATAAAAAGTTTAAATGTACCGGTAATACCATTTAAATCTAAAAGCGGTGGTATACACGTTTACATTTTTTTAACAGAAGAAGTCCCTGCATTATTATTAAGAGAAAAATTACATTCAATAAAAAATATATTTGGAGATTGTAAACCAGATAAAATATTTCCTGTGCAAAAATATTTAAATCTTGAAAAAGGTTCAGCAGGTAGTTGGATTAATCTTCCATATCATAACTACAAAGATACTGTGAGGTATATGATAAAGGAGGATGGCTCTAGGGCCACCCTGGAAGAGTTCTTTGAACACTATGAAAGAAATACAGTCACTCCCAAACAACTCAAAACATTAAAATCAAACATAGACGAAGGAGACTCTGGAGAATGGTTCCAAGATGGTCCTCCTTGTATGCAAGCACTTGCAAAATTTGGTGTACCTAAAAGTCAAAGAAACGAAGTTTTATTAGATATGACTAGGTATGTAAAACAAAGATACCCTGAAGATTGGAAAGATAAAACTTTAGAATACAATAAACAATTCTTTGAACCTAAAGGAAAAGGTATGGGTTTTAGTGAGGTAAGTGGAGTCATAGGTTCTAGAGAGAAAAAAGATTATGTGTATAGATGTGATCAAGATTGGTTAAAAAGTTATTGTAACAAAGAAGAATGTATTAAAAGAAAGTTTGGTATAAGCGGTTCACTAAGTAGTGAGTTGGTATTAGGTCCTTTATCTTACGTAACATCTAATCCTAAAATTTGGTATCTAGGTTTTAATGGTGAAGAGGTAGGTCTATCATCAAAAGAATTAGTTAAACAAGATTTAGCGAGAGAAGCTGCAACAGAACAAACAGGTAAGACACCACCTAAAATTAAAAATTGGGATATGCAGCTACGAGCACTTCAAGAAAAAGCTACAGAGATAGATGCACCAGAAGAAAGTTTACCAACGTTTAGATTAAAAACAAGTTTAGAAAGTTTTTGTTTTAATACTAGAGTAACCAAAGATAAAAAGAAAATATTATTAGGTAGACCTTTTGAAGATGAGTCTTCAATTAAATTTACTTTTAGTGACTTCTTTAAATATATAAAAGCTGATGAATGGAATATTACTGCGGATGTTACTCATCAGATGTTAAAAAAAATTCCTGGTATAACAAGAGATAAATTTCATATTAAAGAAGGTGTTAAACGATGGGTATATGTTTTACACAAGGAACAGTTTGACAATGAACCTGAAGTAAAACAAGAAGTCCCAGAGTATGTTAACCAAGAAAAAGAAAGTCCATTTTAATGTTAGATAGGTTTTATAGAAAGAGATATAAAATATTAGGTGGTCCCGGTTGTGGTAAAACAACTAAGATATTAGAGATTTTAGCTGACTATATTAAAGGAGGTATTAACTTAGATCAAGTTTTATTGATTGGTTTTGCTAAGGCAACAGCACAAGAGTTACAGGCTAGGGTTGTTAAAAAAGGTTTATTGACAGAGAAGCAGGCTGAATCAATTAAAACAATACATAAGTTTTGTTTAGATCATATAGGTAAACATGACATCTTAAACTCTAGTGTAAAAAAAGATTTTAAAAAAAGAATGGCTTCTGATCCTGACACTTGGGTTATGTTGGACGATGAAAAATACGACAGGGATGATGACGTACCTGCAGCATGGACTGAAAAAGAAGATAAAAAATTAGCTGTTTATTATGACATAATAAACAAAGCGCATCATAAAATAGGTTTTGATAAAAGACATAAATACAAAAATGATTTAGATAAAATTGTAGATTATTTTAAAGAAAGTGAAAACGATAAATTTAAAAACGTACACACAGCACAGTTAGTTTATTTTTATACTAATCTTAAAAAGTTTAAAAGCCAAACAGGTGTTATTGATTTTGATGATATGTTATTAAAAGCTTTATACCCTACAGTGGAATTCCCATCTTATAAACTAGTGTTAGTTGATGAAGTCCAAGATCTTTCAAAATTAGAATGGCAGGTCATATCTAAGATAGCACAAAAAACTGAAGAGTTATTTTTAGTTGGAGATGATGACCAAGCTATATATGGATGGAAAGGATCTGACGTTCGTATATTTCAAAAATGGCCTTGTAAAAAAGAAAATGTTGTACGTTTAGAAACATCTTATAGACTTCCAGGAAAAATATATGACTTTGCTTTAAGTATTAGAGACGACATAAAGTATAGATTAGGTAATGAATTTACATGTCAAAAAAGAATAAACCCTGAACAAAAAGATGAAGGACAAATTTCTTATATAAATGGTTTAGATGAGATAGAAGATTTAAACGAAAACTCTCAAGTAATTCTTTGTGCAAGAGCTAATAATCTTCTTAGACCTTACGCTGATTTTTTAAAACAAAACAATTTGATATGGTTAGAAAAATCACAAAGCATGGACGACAGGGGTAAATTTAAAAGTTCTTTTCCCGATGGTTGTAAAGAAGTTATAGAGTTTTGGCATACCCTGCAAGAAGGTCATCCAATTAAAGGTACAGATTATATTAAGATGGTTAAACAAATGAATGTAGAATTTATTTCTGAAAGAAAGAAAACTGCTTTATCTAAAAAAGATACAGCACCAATAGAATTATATGAAGCAGACAAGATGTTTTCATATGAAGAATTAAAAAACAAATTTTATCTTAACGCTTCTCTAGAAAAAATGTGGCATGAAATTTTTTACTTTGATACTACAAGAATTCGATCAGCTAAAAAACCTAAAGCTATATTTAGAGATAAAGAAGACTTCAACGATTATNTAAAAGGTTGTTGGGAAANAAATAAAAATTTAACAACTGAGATTACATTATCAAGCATTCATGGAGTAAAAGGAATGGANGCTGACAAAGTAGTTTTGGGTGTTGAATGGGGTTACTCATTAAGTGCATACAAGAAAGGTAATCAACAAGACGAAGATGAAGAGGTTAGGGTTTGTTATGTAGGTATTACTAGAGCTAAAAAAGAATTATATTTGTTTGAACCACCTGGACAATACAAGAATCCTTTTCCATTATTACAAACTTACTTAGGAGAAAAATATGACGGATGATACTATATTTGATGATGCGTTTCCACAAGACAAACAAATTGGAGGATCTCACTACAAGGACTTTCACATTCAGCCTTACGAATTTATTTCAAAGAATGATTTATCATTCTTTCAAGGCAACGTTGTGAAATATGTTTGTAGATATTTACACAAAAATGGTGTAGAAGATCTTGAGAAGATCAAGCACTATTGTGATCTAGAAATTAAAAAGATGAAAGATACAAAATGATACAAAAACCTTTATTTGCTGCACAGACAGAATGGTTTCCACCAGATGATTTTCCAGACTTATCAAAGTATGATGAGATTGCAATTGACTTAGAAACTAAGGACCCAGATTTAAAAACAAAAGGTTCTTCTTCGATGAGAGGACAAGGTGATGTAGTTGGTATTGCAATAGCTGTTAGAGATTGGTCAGGCTATTATCCTATCGCACATGAATCAGGTCCCAACATGGAAAGAAAAAAAGTTCTTGGTTGGTTTCAAGATGTACTTAAAACAAAAGCAGATAAAGTATTTCACAATGCTATCTATGATATGTGTTGGATACATAGACTAGGGCTCACGGTTCACGGAACAGTTGTTGATACAATGATCATGACTTCTTTAGTTGATGAAAACAGATTTAGATATGACTTAAACTCTGTAGCACAACACTACACAGGTATGGGTAAAAATGAATCCGCATTACAAGAAGCAGCAAAAGAATGGGGTGTTGATCCTAAAGCAGAAATGTACAAACTTCCTGCTATGTATGTAGGTGAGTATGCTGAAAGAGATGCTGAAGTAACTTTAGCTTTGTGGCAAGAACTTAAAAAAGAAATAGAACACCAGGACTTACAATCAATTGTTGAGGTAGAACAAAAAGTTTTTCCTTGTATACTTGATATGAAAATAAAAGGTGTGAGAGTTAGTGAATCACAAGTTGATCAACTAGACCACCAATTAAAATTATCTTATGATAAATATATAAAAAGAATACATGACGACACAGGTATGTATCCTGAAGTTTGGGCTGCAAAAAGTATTGAACTTGTATGTAACAAACTAGGTATTGATGACTTTGATAGAACAGAGAAGACACAGAAACCTTCTTTTACAAAAAACTATTTAAAGAATCACAAACACCCTGTGCTTAGAGCGATCGCAAGTGCAAGAGAACTTGATAAACTAAAGAACACTTTCTTAGAATCTATTAAGAACTATGTCTACAATGGTAGAATACATGCAGATATACATCAATTAAAAGGAGACTTTGGAGGGACCATAACCGGAAGGTTATCTTACTCAAACCCTAACTTACAACAACTACCTAACTATACTAATATTGGTATGGGTATTAGGTCTATATTTATGCCCGAGGAAGGCCATAGATGGGGTTGTTTTGACTATTCACAGCAAGAGCCTAGGCTGGTGGTGCATTATGCTCTAGCAACACTAGGAACTACCGGAGTTCAATCTATTGCAGATAAATATGACGAAGCACGTGAAAACCCAGATGATCCAGATATTCAACTAGCAGCAGACTTTCATAGTATGGTAGCTGAAATAGCAGACATTGAAAGAGGACAAGCTAAGACTATTAATCTTGGTTTATTTTATGGTATGGGTAAAGCTAAACTACAAGCACAATTAGGTGTGACTGATCAAGTGGCTAGAAATCTTTTAGCAACGTACCATAGTAAAGTTCCATTTGTAAAACAATTGATTCATCACACAATGGATCGTGCTCAACAAAGAGGTTGGATTAGAACTATATTAGGTAGAAAATGTAGATTTAATATGTGGGAGCCAGCTACGTTCGGGATGCACAAACCACAAACATTTGAAAATGCATCTATGGAGCATGGATCACGGAACATTAAAAGAGCATTTACATACAAGGCATTAAATAAATTAATTCAGGGTAGTGCGGCCGATATGACCAAGCAAGCCATGATAAATTTAAGAGAAGCTGGTATTACTCCAATGATTCAATTACATGATGAGTTAAATGTATCCTATGAAAATAAACAAGAAGCTGTTAAGATAAAAGAAATAATGGAACAAGCTGTTCCATTAAAAGTACCTAACAAAGTTGATTTTGAAGATGGAGAATGTTGGGGTGATATAATTAATAACCAAGAGGATTCGGTTGACGAGGACTTTTGATAAAAAATCTTGACATAAACAAGTTTAGTTTTGGTTCAATAAACAAAAAATTATTTACGTTTAAAGAACTTGAATTTTTATTAAACCTAAGACCGTTTACTAACGTAGAAAGATTTATCCCTTGTAATAATACAAAAAAATATCATTGGGACAATAGTCCGTGGTGTACAGATAATAATTGCTGGCCTGCAAGTGTAATAAAAAAACAAATTAAAAACAGTACATGTTATTTAAAAGATTCTAGTAGAGTCAATAAAAATATTAACAGTCTTGCAGATAAATTAGAAAAAAAATTTAACTATCCAGTTGATTGTCATATTTATTTTTCATTAAATAAAAATGCAAAAAGTTTTAAAAAACACAAGGACAAAAGACCTAATTTAATTGTAGGTTGTGAAGGTAAAACACAGTTTAAAATTTTTTATAATAATAAAATAATAAAAAAAATATTGAATAAAGGGGCTTATATTTTTATTCCAGCGGGGGTGTACCATGAGGCTGTCGCATTGACAGAAAAGAGAATTAGTTGTAGTTTTGCTTTTCACCCTTTAAAAAATCAATTTTTGGAGGATAGAAAATGGATACAAATATAAAAAATTATGGCTTACTTAAATGCAAACATACCTGCAACTTATGCACAAATAAAAAGAGAATATTTATATGATTGTAAAAAACATCACGGAGAAGTTGAAGACTGCATTGTGTTTGGTCTTAGCGCTCTTACAGGTCGTAGTATATTATTTCATGCTATTATGGAAAACGGTGCAATATTTTATCGCTTACCAATTAGCGCGTTTATTCAACAGGGATTTGAACCATCCAGAGTGCCCGCAAGACGACTTGATGAACTACAGCTCTGGAATTGTTTTTCTTATTATCCTTCTGTCCATCGTTGGGATATTTTAGACGGACAAGCCGGTAAG